TATGCCACTTTATTTTTAGAGTGGCATTCTCACGACTAATAAATAGTTATTATATGGAATTATTATGTTACCAAATGAAGAATTACACGACGAAATAATGAATGCGTTTAATGAATACTTTAAAGCACATCAACGTTGGGTTACTATACAAAACTCATCAACTGTTGTAGATTTACGTAAAGAATTAATGGCTATGAGAAAACTTAGTATTAAGTTAAGAAAGTATTGTGAAGATCAACGTAATGTTGTACAAGATTGGCGTTACTTTCACTTTTCTCCTAAACAACCTAGTAAACGCGCTAAAGCATTGATAGCAGAGCGTGATCAAAAAATAAAAGATGGCACTGCAGATCCGATAACTAAAATAAAGATCAAACACAGACACTAAGGAACAGTATGCCAAGCAAATCTAAAACAAAAGGGAACAGTTGGGAAAATACAGTATCAAAACATTTAAGCTCACTGTATAATGCATCTTTCATGCGGGTGCCAGGAAGTGGTGCTTATATCGGAGGTAAGAATTCAGTGCGCAAAGACTTATTACATGAAGGACAAATTCGTGCGATGAAAGGTGATATTGTACCGCCATTAAATTGGAAACACTTTAATGCTGAATGTAAATCTTATGCTGATTTTCCATTTCATCAATTGTTTACTGCAGGTGAAATTAAGATTTTAGATACTTGGATTGAGCAAACTTTAGAAGTTGCTGATGCGGATGATTTTAATATCATTATGATGAAGTTTAATCGCAAAGGCTCTTATGTTGCGTTTGAACATAAACATATCAAAAAATTCAAACTACAAAAAAGTGTAGACTATTACTCCAAAAAGAACGGTAAATGGGTGTTTACTGATTACGATTCTTTTTGGAGTGAAAATAAAGATGTTGTTGAAAAACTTTCTAAAGTGTAAGATCCGAATCTGGGTTAATAGGTTGATCTAATGCAGATATAATTTGATTAACATCTAAGAGTTTTATATTATAACGTGTTATTGAATAGTTAGCAATATCACTACACAGACTAATAAATTCACTATAACTAGTTGTCCATTTCATCATATTCATTCTAACTAATACAAACTCAACATTACCTTTATGATATCCTTTAGAAGGATCTATACGATCCGGGCTTGATTTAAGTCCAGATAATCTGCCGTTATCTAATGATGTTTTTCCTTCATGAAATGGTATATGTGTAAATGCGCACTTCCAATCTTGGGTATTAATTAGATCCCATAAATCTTGATATGACATAGATACTGTAAATTTTTCGCCTAACTGTTCTCCATCTTTAAGTTTTCCTATATTTTTAATTAATCGGTCATAAATGCTAGTTGACGCTACAAACCACATGTAATGTTTTTTATTATTCCTGTCGTAGTCGGCTGGTAAAGGCCCTTGAATATTGTTTACATACTCATAGGTCGCTAATGATTTTTTATATCGTAATTTAAGTGGTTCTAACTTATCTTTATAGCTGTTATCCGATGCTATTATTGAATCTACATTATAATTAAATTCTTTACTAGATGATCTAGTGTATAAACTTTGTCTCCATACTCTGTTAGCTTTAAATTCAATAGGAGTAATAGTCGGTTCTTTTTCTAATGCAGATTTTATATGTTTAACCCTTTGAGCAGTATTTGCAAGTATTGTAGCTGCACGAGATGAATACATATCAAACATTTGATCGGTAATCTCGACTGGTTTGCGAGGATTAAGTAATATTGCAAGATCAGATTGTAAATTAATTAATAAATCTAATTCAGATTGTTGCATATAATTAACAATATGCATTAGTCCGGTACGTGTAGGTGGGGCTAGCATTTTATTAAGTTTGTTAAGAATTATATCTAATTTTCTAATATAATATGCTTGTGCTTTCATTTTAAATACTTCCATTTGTTTTATTTACTGTATTCTTATCATGTATAAATTTACATAATGATACTACCTGTGGAACTGTTAATTGATTTTTCATAACGTTAACTGCATGTGTAGTAAACCAAAGATTTCCAACTTCATACCGTTTATCCGAATCAATTCGATCAAAACTTAACCGATTATTTGTTTCATTAAATTCTCTATTAGATAACGCACATCGCCATTGTTGTTTTTTTATTATATCCCACATCTCTAAAGTAGTTATCGTGCAATCTCTCCGCAATACTACATCTTTTGCAATTCTTTTCCATTGCTCGTGTAATGGATTAGTTAGGTCGAGATCAGGCGGCATTGGATTATTTAACAGTATGTCTTTAGGTTGTCTTTTAACTTTAGGTGGTTGATTTATAGCATCACGGTCTTTAAGGAACCGATTAAAAATATCAATTTTTCGCCTTGCCTTTGCATCAGATACTATTGGTTTAGTTTCTATAAAACTTGTTAAAAAATTGTAATCTTCAGGTGTTACATGTTCTCTATAATATGAATAGTTCGGATCTAATTGTATATTTTTATCTGAATTAAGAAACTTATTAATGTTAGTTACTATCTTTTTATATTTTAATATATTGGTACTTTGTAAAGAGGCAACATTACTAGTTTGCTGAGGTAACACATCTTTGTCTGTTTGCGCAATATCAGCCTTTACGTTTATATTTTGTTGGTTAATTGCACGGGTAGGGGTAGGTTCAGTTTCTTTTAAAATATCTATAACTCTCATGTGTGTTCCTTTTGTTTATTTACCTTTGGCAATCATTGCATTTGACTTTTGATACTAAAGGCTGTATAATCAGTTCTAACAAGGTGGAGAAGTTGTTCAGATAAATATTTGTTTAAAAATACTAAACCTATATATCTAACAAAACACTATGGAAGAACTTGTAATAATTTATACAGACGGCGCATGTGTACCAAATCCAGGTAAAGGCGGATGGGGTGCTACTATGCAATACAGAGACGTCATTAAAGAATTTTCTGGAACAGAACCACAAACTACTAACAACCGTATGGAAATGCAAGCTGCTATTGAAGCACTATCGCGTTTAAAAAGACCATGCAAAGTTAGGATTTATTCTGATTCAAAATATCTTGTTGATGGTTTTACACAATGGTTTCCTAATTGGAAAAAGAAAGGGCGTACTGATTACTTAAATCGTGATCTATGGCTTAAATTAGAAACTGTTGCTGCTGCACACACTATAGATTGGCAATGGGTTAAAGCCCATGCAGGTAATCCAGGTAACGAACGCGCTAATGATTTAGCAGAAGCTGCTGCTCGTAACAACTAACCACTTTTAACCCCTTGTTTAAAACACTTTTGTAAATACTAGACAAAACACACAAAACACTTTTAATTCACACTAACATAAGGTTGGCAGGCCGGATTGTAATACTGCTGAGACAAGTTCTGGAAACGAGAACCGCTGCTCAAATCGTTGATTGTGCAACGACTTTTAAACACTACCCTCTCGCAAGAGGATGCCAAAAGCAACGTCCATTGATGTCAATGCTTTGTTTAATCGGAATGGTGGTCTAGCTGTATTTGAAAAAGAATACATAGGCTTTAAATCTGTAGAATACTAGTAATAGTAACAATTTTGTAATGATATACGAAGCACCTGAAAGTTATATCTTAAAAATACCTGTAAGTGTTGGTCCGGAGGTAGCCAATAGCAAAAGTCTACAGTCATATAAATTCTTACTGCAAATTCCATGGCGATGGGGTGAAATCATGCATCTATTTTTATTAGGGTGCATCTGACTTCAAAAGTGATATCTCTTTATTAAAATAATTAAATTATATTAATTCATTTATAATTTAATTGTTTTTTTCATTATTGTTGTTAGAGAGAATAGTATTGAGCGATAGCGAAATACAGATGAACGTTAGTTCATCTTTTAATATGAAATATATTTTTTAATAAATATTCATATTATATAAGGGATATTGCGTTTGCAATATCAAAGGAATATTATGAAAATTTACGAAGTTACTAATCAACTTCCAAGCAAGAAAATACTTGCTCAGGAATTAAGTAAAATATACGAAGCTGATGCTCCGCCTGATCCTGGGTTCTTTTCTAAATTAGGACGTGTGTTGCATAAAAGTTTAAAACTGTTTAGTTGGTACGAAGCATTATGGAAACCGTTTGACACGTATATGGTAAACATGCAACAAGTTGAAGCCAATCTAACTAAAGCCGGTAACACTCCAGCTGCAATTGCTGAATTTAATGAGCAGCATGAACTGCAAATGGGTCAATTAATTGCAGGATTATCTGCAGGAATTATAGTTAGCGGAATACTTGGATCACTTAGTACATTTGGAAAATTTTTACAATTTATTCCAGGTATTGGTGGCCCACTAGGAAAAACTATAGGATTGTTATCTGACGGAGCTAGAGCATGGATATTATACGAACTTCAGTCTGAAACAGGAAGATCAGCAATTGCTAAATTAGTGGTTTTTACTGGAGTTAATTATGATATTGACTGGCTTGGTGTTCATATTCACGGAGACGTTAATATAACACAAATAATTGGTAAACTAGGTGTTGAAGCACACGATTATTTTGAAGATTTATTTAGACGTGCAATTGGATTAAAAGAATTAGATAAACCCATTAATGGAAAAGACCAGTTAGATCCAAATGCGCCACCGCCAACTCCACCGTTAACGCCAGCACAAGATGCAAGTCTAACGGCACAGATGTTTAGCACAAATAAACCAGTTGAAAAAGAATTGCCTGTTCCAGGTGAATACCTAGGATCTAGATTGCAACGTAATCCCGTAACAGGCAGAGTAGAAATGAAGTCATTACAATAATGGCATTCTAGATACTTTTGTCATTTCTATATTTTCTTCAATTACATTATACATAATCATACGATCTTCGTGACTTAGGTTATACAGGAGATCGTTGATTGACACTCCTCCTCTCATATACCACGATATTTTAAATAATTCATGTTTAAATCGTTTAACTTCGTTATCTAGCCTAATTAGATATTGACTAATTGAATCTCTTGATTGTCCAATTAGGCGGGATCGAAAAAATTCGATTGATCTAAGTCAACTGATATTGATGACTCGTGGTTACAATCAAGGTTACTACAAATTACTTTTACTGCTGGAATTTTCCAATCAGATTTAGTTTGATCTAAATGTGCTTTAATAATATTAAAAATTTGTTTATCGCAATTTTGTAACCATTCTGAAATAAAATTAGATTCAGTTACTACTATTTTTCCAGTATCAATTGATTCGATACTAGCCGAATAAACTTCATTTTGCATTTTACCTAATTCAATAAACAAATCATGTACAACTTCTTTATATTTCTCTGCAGGTTCAATTGGAGTTGCTGCTAATTGTTGCTGCATTTTAAAATTTCTTAAAGAAAACTCAGTAGTTTGTTTATAATTTAGTGGTTGCAATTTGATAGTTAATGTGCCAACTTCAATTGTATTATTGTATATACAACTACTAAAATGATCGATCACTGTACCTAAATCAATATCGTAATCGTTTTCTGTTTTACATTTTGGGCATGTATGTACAACTTCTAACACACTCCCATGAGTAGCAATTCGAATTGCTGTTAGTAGTAGATCAACATCTAATGTAGTTACTGCCCAACCGTCTTTAATTGACGGGCAGCAGCTTTCAATTAGTTTCACTGAACTATCACCGGATAATAATGCATCCGGAGTTTTCATTATGATATCGTCCATACCTGTCATACCAAATATTGGCATGTGTGTAGGATCACCAGTAAATGTTCCTAATTGATTGTATATTCCTTTTGAAGGTAAAGAAACGAATATTTTTGGTTGTCTATAAAATTCTTGTAAAGGGTTTTGTGCCATTTGTTACTCCGCATAAATATATTAACCGTATTTATATATACAAACTTATAGGAAAATAAAACATGAGTAGTGAAGACGATAGACGTAATGATCAATTAGATAAGCTTATCAACGCGTTGGAAGGTAATAATCGAAATAATCGAAGATCTAACCCAGATTCTGGATCAAGCGGTGGCGGTGGTGGATGGGGCGGATTTGGCCAAATATTTGTTAATACTGCACAAACTGGCGCTAAAGCATTAGACGATTTATGGAGAGGAACTCTAAATGTGTCTAATGGTTTTGACTCGTTAACTGGAGTCTTAAAAAACGCAGATTCATCTCTTGGTAAAGTATTTGGCCAGATCGCATCTCAAGTTGGAACTGCTCTTATTGATACTACTGCAAGTTTAAACAAAGCTGGATCAAACGGCGCTGATTTTAACATGGATATTGCAGAATACGATCGCTTATTAAAAGGCGCTCGTATGACCCATGAGCAATACAACGACATGATTAAGCATAGTGCTACTGATTTAGCAGGATTAGGCAGTGGAATCAATAAAGCTCAAAAACACTTTTTAGATATAGCTAGAGATTTTCAAGAATCAGACGTTGGTGCTAGATTTAAAACGTTAGGGTGGACTACTGACGAACTTAACGAAGTTACCAAAGTTGCAATGTCTAATCGCAAAGGCATGGACCTGAACGATCCCAATAATCAGCAAAACGCAGTAATAGCTACTGAAAAATTAGGAACGGCAATTGATGAAAATTCAAGAATACTTGGTTTAAGTAGAAAAGACCAACTTGAGGCGCTTCAACGATCAAAAGACGAAGGCGATTTAGAAGCATCAATGTTATTAGCTGGCCCACAAGCTCGTGCGCAATATAAACAAGCCGAAGCTGATTCAATGGGAATGGGCGACTCTTTTAAACGAGTAATGAAAGAAGCGTTTACTGGAAAAACTACTGCAGAAGGTTCAGAAGCAGCAGCAGCAACAGGCACAGCAGCTGCTGCAATTAGAGAATATGGGATATCGTTAAAAGATACTACAGATGAAGGCCAAAAACGATCTGAAGCATTAGGCGAAAAAGCTCGTGCAGCGCAACTTGAATATATGAATTCTAAAGGTGCATTAGAAGCTGCAGCTCTAGCAGGCGGCGCAGTTGCTGACAAAATGGGTAAAGAGTTAGTTACAAGTAAAACACAAGGTGTATATGTAACTAAACAAGCCGAAGCAGCATCTGAAGGTAAAAAATTAAGTGCTGAAGATGCCTTAAAAGAACTAAAAGATGCTGCAATAAACCGCCGTAACCTTAAAACAGAAGAAGGCGGTGCACTTGACACGCCAGGTGCAACTGTATCAAAAGCATTAAACAATGCAGATCGAACGTTATCTGATTTATTTGCCGGGTCAACTGAAGGATTTAGTAAGTTAGTTGGAGCAACTGATGATGTTATAAACAAATTTCATTTATTAGATTCTGAAGTATTAAAACCTCATAAACAAAAAGATATAAATTTAGACGCAATTGTTGGAGAGCTAAAAAAAGGAACGGGCGATAAAGTAAATAAATTGTTTGAAGGTAACAACGCAAACATACCAGTTACTCCTCCAAAACGTGCATCAGGATCACCGGAAATTGACAGTTTTATTAAATCATCTTCCTCATCTTTTAATAGTATGTTTGAACAATTTAACCCAAAAGGTGAAATGGTAGAACTACATGGTGCAGAATCAGTAGTAACACCTAAACAAATGGAAGGTATTATTGCTAAATTTATGCCTACCGATATAATGGACATGATTAAACAGCCAATGAATGCGGCTAAATCACAGTCTCAACAAGGAATGCAACCGTTTACAATTGATTTACCAACATCAGGCAACGCAACACAAACCGCAGACCACAAACCAATAGATATTAAATCGTTAGCAGTACTTACGCCAAACAACGAAGATTTATTAGTAAAGAACATTTCTACAACTGTTCATGATGTAGTTACTAAAGTGTTTCACCCCATGGGGAATATGCTACAAACAGTAACTAAATCTGTTGAAAAACATACCGAACCTAAAAAAGAAGAACCTAAAAAAGAAGAAAAGCCAGCTGAACCTAAAAAAGAAGAACCTAAAAAAGAAGAAAAGCCAGCTGAAGTTAAAAAAGAAGAACCTAAAATACTAGATTTAGGTATTAAAACTGCAGAAGATTTAAACAAGTTTATGTTTGGCACACAGCAAGTTGGTACCAAACAGCCTGAAACAAAACCAGCTGACGGTTTTCCAGCTATTCCAGGTCCATCAATAACAAATAGAAAACCGCATTGGATTCCAGATGAAAATGGTACAGATCAACCAACAGGTTCGTTTAAACAAATTGATTATGATATAGACACTGAAGCTCTTCAAGATCAAATAGCATATCTTAGAACACGGAAAGATGAAGATGCAGAACATGATCTTCCTATATATGATGAGATGTTACGTCAACATTTAGCAAAAGGTAGACCGGCTGACGAAGTAATTAAAGGCGGAAACGTTGAAAAAGAAATGAAAACGTTTAATGACTCATTAAAAAACATGGGCGGACCTGAAACTTTTAAAGAAATTGGTTCTCAACTTACTGATTCAATATCTACAGCATTGCCATCAACTGAAAAATTAGAAGAAACAATGACATCTGCAACTGATACATTTAAATCTACTGATTTTAATAAAGCATTTGCATCAGTTGGCGATTCTTTTGCATCTGCTAATGTTAGTACTCCTACTGTTGAAGAAAAAGTACCAGATGCATCAATAGAAGAACAACAAGCACAGCTGAAAAAAGACAATGACAAAACAGTTGACAATTATCTTGCTGCTAATCCTACTGCTGAACTAGTTGAACCTAATAAAGATGAAGCTAAAGATAATTCACCGGGAATATTTGATAAGTTTACAAATTTATTCAGTAGTAGCAATAAACCTGCATTTGCAAGTGGTAATGTAAAATACGAAACTATACCACAAGCAGAAATTGATGCTAGAGATAAAGAACTTCAAAAAACTATAGGTACAATAGACAATAGTCCGGAAGCAATTGAAGCTCGTAATGCAGAACTTGACAGACAGAAAAATTCAGGGATGTACAAACAAAAAGAACCAGAGAAACATGTACTTCCTGAAATTAAAAAGCCTGCAGAAACAAAAGAGCAAGCTCATATTAAAGATATGTACAAAAAGTTTGGTCTTGAATCGTTTAATGACTACAATGCAAGAATGACAGCTGAAGAAAAAGCTAAAAAGCCTGATCACAGCAAGCTTGCTGAAATTAAACCAACTGTAATGCCAACAATTAAAGCACCTGATATTAAAGCACCGGTAGTTTCAGGAGATTCATTAAAGCCGCCATCTCCGCCAGTGGTAAACAAGCCGCATGAAGAACAAAAACCAGCCGAACAACCTAAATCTACAGCGCAAGTTGTTGAAAAGCAAGTATCATTAAAAGATATACTCGATGCAGTAACAAAGTTAAATAACACAATGACAACGATGGCACACCATACTGATAAAATTAGTACTAACAGCCATAAACAAATTAGTGCAACACAAAGTTTATCTAATTCAAGATTTTAAATAGAACCAAAAAGGAATTATTATATGTCGTGGCGAAAACACTTTTCACCAATTGAAACTGATTACGATACCACTAGATCTGCAGGATTTAATCAAAATTCTAAAGCCGGTCCTGCTAGAACCAATTATTCTAGCTACTTACCTGATGTATATACAGGTAGTCCTAATAGAGTTGAACGGTATCAACAATACGAAGTTATGGATAGTGATCCAGAAATTAACGCAGCACTTGATATTCTTGCTGAATTTTGTACACAGAAGCTAAAAGATGGTAAAAGTCCATTTACGGTTCGATGGAACAGTAAAGGTACTAATTCGGAAATTAGAATCTTAGGTGAATATCTGCAGCAGTGGAATAAATTACAACAGTTTGATACTAAAATATTTCGTATAGTACGTAATGTATTCAAATATGGTGACGCTTTCTTTATTAGAGATCCAGAAACACAGAAATGGAATTGGATTGATAACAGCAAAATTGTTAAAATTATTGCAAACGAGAGTGATGGAAAGAAACCAGAACAGTATATTATTAAAGATCTTGCTCCTAACTTTGAAAATTTAGTAGTTACACAGATTACACCTAACATTAATCCTAGACAAGCAGGCGGCGGAATGACATCTGGTGCAGGTTTTATGGGTTCGCCTGGTGCTCAACGTGGGTCATCTGGTCCTTATCCTAGCTCAAGTGGTGGTTCTAAATTTGGTTTAGCTGAAACAGAATATGCAATCAATGCAGAACATGTGGTTCATTTGTCACTATCTGAAGGTTTAGATAACAATTTCCCATTTGGTAACAGCTTATTAGAGAACATTTTCAAAGTTTATAAGCAAAAAGAGCTGTTAGAAGACGCTATTTTGATTTATCGTATACAAAGAGCTCCAGAAAGACGTGTATTTCATATTGACGTAGGTAATATGCCTAGTCATTTAGCTATGGCTTTTGTAGAAAGAGTTAAAAATGAGATACATCAACGTAGAATTCCTAGTCAAAGTGGCGGTGGACAGAACGTAATTGATAGTGCATACAACCCTTTAAGCATAAATGAAGACTATTTCTTTCCGCAAACTGCAGAAGGACGTGGTTCTAAAGTTGATACATTACCGGGTGGTACTAATTTAGGTGAAATTGATGACTTAAAATTCTTTACAAACAAGTTATTCCGTGGTTTACGAATTCCAAGTAGCTACTTACCAACAGGTGCTGATGATTCTCAAGCAAGTTTTAACGACGGACGCGTAGGTACAGCATACATTCAAGAGCTAAGATTTAACAAATACTGTGAAAGATTGCAAAGTTTAATTACAGAAGCATTTACGAACGAATTTAAAATGTATATGTACTCAAGAGGTATGAATATTGATGCAAACTTATTTGAATTAGCATTTAATCCGCCAATGAACTTTGCAAGTGCCCGTCAAGCAGGATTAGATTCGGAAAGAATTAATACATTTAACACCATACAAGCAGTTCCTTACATGAGTAAACGCTTTGCCCTTAAACGATTTTTAGGGTTAAACGAAGATGAAATGGCAGAAAACGAAAGATTATGGGGTGAAGAACAAGGTAAAGGGCAACCTACTCATACAGATGCAGCTGGTGAACTACGTAGTGCAGGCTTATCTGCTGCAGGTATGGAAGGCGATTTAGGCGCAGCAGGTAATTTAGCTGCACCGGCTGATATGGGCATGGGCATGGATCCATCAATGGGTGGCATGGGAGCTGGTATGCCCCCAGCTGGCGCACCTGCAGGCGGTATGCCGCCATCAATGTGATAAATAGATATATGATACTTAGAGAACTTTTTTATATTGACCCTAACACACGCCATGTTGCTAGTGATATGCGGTACAATCCTGATAATGATAAATCGGTAATGCAGCGTTCAGATACACGCAAAACACGTTTATCTCTTAGGCAAATTAATGAATTACGTAAGAGCAGTGAAGCTCATATTTTAGAACAAGAAGTTGAATTATCATTCGTTAACGCAATGTATTCAACTCCACCACCTGCAGTATAAATAATTCTAAAATATTAAAAAAACCACCGGTTTGACCCCATATTTACATTCTTTTTTATAAGTAGTGTAAATATAAGACAGCCTTGTATAAAAATTATCACAGGAGATTAACATGACTGACCGTACAAAATTTGAAGCCATGCTTGAGGCATTGATCAATGAAGATCACGAAGCAGCGAAAGATATTTTTCACAATATCGTAGTAGGTAAATCGCGTGAGATTTACGAAAAATTATTAGCAGAAGAATTTGAAGAAGATGATTCTGAAGATGACGCATTTAGTGCTGACGACGAAGAAGGCGAAGACGATGACATGTTTGGTGCTGACGACGAAGAAGGCGAAGACGATGACATGTTTGGTGCTGACGACGAAGAAGGCGAAGACGATGAATTTGGTGATGACGAATTTGGTGATGAAGAAGGCGACGAAGGTTTAGAAGATCGCGTTATGGATCTTGAAGATGCATTAGACGAATTAAAATCAGAATTTGAACAATTATTAGCTGGCGAAGAAGATGAACCAGAACATGATGACATGTTTGGTGCTGATGATGAATTAGGCGGCGATGAATTTGGCGGCGACATGATGGGCGGCGATGAATTTGGCGCTGGCGAAGAAGAAAATGAATTCCAAAGCATGTTTGAATACGTAAACAAAGTTGCATTACCTAAACACGGTGACAACGGCTTAAACAATAAAAGTATTTTTAATAAACCAAAATACAATGACATGGGTGGAACAGCACCTGTATTTGCAAAAGAAGCATCTGGTGAAGGTACAAAAGGCGGTTTGTTAAACCCAGCTACCCAAGACTTAACTAAAGGTATGCAAGTACATAATCGTAAAGATAGTAACGCTGGTAAAAAAGCATTCAAAAGCCAACAACCAGGTCACGGTGCAGAGAAAAAAGGTAACCGCGAATCAGCTCCAAACACAAAAAGTTTGATTCCAGGCAGAAAATAATTTATGTTACATCTCCGAGAAAACCTTAGCTTCAACGAAGCACAAATGATCGTTGAATCCGACGACAAGGAAGGAAAGAACTTGTATATGAGCGGTATTTGTATACAAGGTGGCATCCGCAACGCAAATCAACGTGTGTATCCTGTGAGCGAGATTAGCAAGGCTGTTAAAACCCTCAACGATCAAATTCAAAACGGTTATTCTGTGCTCGGAGAAGTAGATCATCCAGATGATCTAAAAATAAACTTAGACCGAGTTTCGCATATGATAACTAACATGTGGATGGAAGGCCCAAATGGTTACGGTAAACTTAAAATTTTACCAACACCAATGGGACAATTAATCAAAACAATGTTAGAAAGCGGAGTGAAACTTGGCGTTAGTTCACGCGGATCTGGTAACGTTAGCGATAGCGGATCCGGTGAAGTTTCAGATTTTGAGATTATCACAGTTGATATGGTAGCTCAACCAAGTGCTCCAGGAGCTTACCCTACGCCTATTTACGAACACCTAATGAATACACAAGGTGGCCTTAAATCCTTTCGCATAGCGGAAGAAGTTAGAGGAGATCCAAAAGCACAAAAATACCTCAAAGAGAGCTTATTGAATATAATAAGCAAACTCCAATAGTAAAGGAGAATCACATATGTTGGACGCACTAAAAACTTTATTTGAAAACAATGTGGTTTCGGCAGAGATCAAAGAGTCTATTGAACAAGCATGGGATCAACGTATTGTTGAAAACCGTGAATTAGTTTCTCAACAACTCCGCGAAGAATTCGCTCGTAAATACGAGCATGATAAGAGCACAATGGTTGAAGCAGTTGATCGTATGATTTCTGAGCAACTTCAAAGTGAACTTAGTGAATTCGTTGACGATCGTAAACAACTAGCAGAAATGAAAATTAAATTTGCTAGAAAAATGACCGAAAGCGCAAAAACCGTTAACACTTTTGTTACACGTCAGTTAGCACAAGAAGTTAAAGAATTACACGAAGATCAAATGACAATGGCTAATAAATTTGGTACATTAGAACACTTCGTAGTAGAAGCTCTTGCACAAGAAATTGCAGAGTTCTACAAAGATAAAAAAGACGTAGCCGAATCAAAAGTTCGTCTGATTCGTGAAGGTCGTCAAGAAATCAAACGAGTAAAACAACAGTTTGTACAACGTGCAGCTGCAATGGTTGAAAGTGTTGTAGGTACTACCTTAAACGCTGAAATTACTGCATTAAAAGAAGATATTGAATCAGCTCGTCGTACAGATTTTGGTCGCAAATTATTTGAAGCATTTGCTGTTGAATATCAAGCGAGTTACTTGAATGAAAAATCCGAAACTGCAAAATTGCTCAAAGTCATAGACATGAAAGATTTGGCCATCAATGAGGCTGCACATGCAGTTGTCAAAGCTGAAAAAATATTAGAAAGCAAACAAGCAGAAATCGTTGCGTTGAAAGAGTCGCAAGAAAGAAAAGCAATTATGAGCGAATTGTTGGCTCCTCTAAACGCTGAACAACGCTCTATTATGGGCGAATTGATGACGAGTGTGAAAACTTCAAAACTTAACGAAAGCTTTGAAAAATACTTACCGGCAGTAATTTCTGGTAAACAAGCACCACAAAAAAGACAAGCTCTTGTAGAAGCTAAAGAAATAACAGGAAACAAAGCTGTTTCCACAACCACCCGTAGCAGCGAAGATGAATCAAACATTATTGATATCCGCCGCCTCGCTGGTCTATAAAAATTTAGGAGAATTTAAATGTCAGAACTACTTAATGGCCGTTGGGCAGAAACAAAGCAAGCACTTTTAGAAGGCTTGACAGGTACAAAAAAATCAGTAATGGGCGTAACACTTGAAAATACACGTAGGTATTTGATAGAATCTCCTACTGCTGGTGCTACATCAGCTGGAAACATCTCAACTTTAAACCGTGTGATTTTACCAGTAATTCGTCGTGTTATGCCAACTGTTATTGCTAACGAATTGGTAGGTGTACAACCGATGACTGGCCCAGTTGGTCAAATCCATACATTGCGTGTTCGTTATGCAGATTCTAGCACAGGTGCTGGTGTATTAGCAGGCGAAGAAGCATTAAGCCCATTCAAAATTGCAGAAAGCTATTCAGGTAATGAATCAGCTACAGCGAAAGCTGCATCAACTGCAACTTTAGAAGGACAAGCAGGCAAAAAAATGAGCATTCAAATCTTGAAACAAACAGTTGAAGCAAAAACTCGTAAGTTATCAGCTCGCTGGACATTTGAAGCTGCTCAAGACGCTCAAGCACAACAAGGTATTGACGTTGAAGCAGAAATTATGGCTGCATTAGCTCAAGAAATTACTGCTGAGATTGATCAAGAAATTATCGCTTCATTGTTAACATTGGCTGGTTCAGATGTTGAAAGATATGACCAATCTGCAGTATCAGGTACTGCTACTTTCGTAGGTGACGAACATGCTGCATTAGCTGTTCAAATCAACCGTGTAAGTAACTTAATTGCACAACGTACACGTCGTGGCGCTGGCAACTATGCTGTTGTATCTCCATTTGCTTTAACAATTTTACAATCAGCTACTACTTCAGCTTTTGCTCGTACTACTGAAGGTACTTTTGAAGCTCCTACTAACACTAAATTTGTTGGTACATTAAACAATTCATTGAAAGTATATGTTAACAGTTATGCAACTGATAACACATCTATCTTAATTGGTTACAAAGGTGGTTCAGAATCAGACGCTCCTGCGTTTTATTGCCCTTACATTCCTTTGATGTCATCAGGTGTTGTTTTAGATCCATCAACATTTGAACCAGTTGTATCGTTCATGACACGTTATGGTTATGTTGAACTTTCTAACACTGCGTCATCTTTGGGTAACGCTGCTGACTATTTAGGTCGTGTTGGTATTTCTAACGCTAACGTAAGATTTAGCTAATTTAAACTTAGGTTTAATTATATTAAAAAGGCTCTTTGGAGCCTTTTTTTATGATAAATACATCATGACAACACAATTCTATACACCTACCACAATTCAAGAAGTTACACCTACAGACGATTATTTGATGCAACCTATTATAGGATGGAATCACAATGGCGCAATATATGATAACAACTATGCTGTTACTAAGCAACCGCTTTATACTATCAGTGGGTTGTGGATGGAGAAATATCTCAGTCATACTAGCGAGTTATGGTGTACTGGACTTAATATTCTAGACACTGAGCAATCAGTAGTAGGTATAGAATTTTCATTGCTAATGCATCGATTTTCAAGAATTGAAGATTTACGATTGCAATTAACGCTAAATGGCGAAGCAATTGGTGATAACATGGCAAGTCCAGTTAATCCTGTACAAAGTAATATGTATACAGGTGATAATAGTCCATTACTTCCTATAATAGGCGACTCTAATATATACGGTAGTTCTACTAATTTATGGGGAACAACTGGATTAACTAGTACCAATGTCTCCGATCCGTCATTTGGAATCATAATTAGTTTCCGCAGTAATCAAGTATATCCACATCGTGATATAGCGCAAATAAATCAGATTGCGTTAGGTATCACCTACGGATAAATACTTAGTCATTCAAGTGCTGTAAACACAGACTTATGCAGTACCCACTGCGTATGGCTTAAAACGTCAAAGGAGAAAACAATGGGACGTCCACTCAATAAAAGATATTTTGGTAACCGTAATGTCGGTTCAGCATCCACTACTGCAGATGATGGTATTGGCGGTAAAAGTGTAGCAAGTATTCCAGTAACTACTGCTAGTACATACACTACTCGTCCGTTAGTAACATTAACTGGTGCACCTAATTTAGTAAAAGGTACAGCTGCTACTGCAACTATTACTTCAGAAGCAGCAACCGGTGCAACTACTACTCCGGGTACAGGTTATACTGTTGGCGACACTCTTACATTATCAACTGCAGGCGGCACAGCTGTTGCAGTTGTAGCTAGCATCACTGGCGGTGGCGCAACTGGTCCAATTGGCTTAGTTAACTTTACTGGTACTGGAGCAAGTCGTGGTAGTTTTGAAGCATTACCTGGTGTTAAAGTTGCCGCAGTCGGTGGAACTGGCACAGGCGCTGAAATTACTATTACCTTCCAAGCTAAATCAGTAAAAGTATTACCTGGTTCAGGTTACACAACTACAACTCCAACTGCAGCAGCAACACAATCTGTTGTATTAGGAACCGTGGTAATGACTACTCCAATTGCAAATACTGCTACAGTAGGTTCAGGATTTAATCCAGAGTCTGCAATTATTGCGTATGCATATACTGCGTCATCTTCTAAACAAGCTGACATTGTTAAACAAGTTTCAACCGATCGTTATAAAGTTGTTACCTCAGATACTACTACACCAATTATTGCAAAACTAATAACAGTTGGCACACCTGCTGCAGTTGGCGAAATGATGATTAAAGCAACTGATAGTGCCGGTAAACCATATTTTGTTAAAAAATTAACTTCACGTAAAGTAGTTATTGTTCCAGATACATCTTCTGTTACTGGACACCAATTTCCTGCAACCTCTGCTGGAGTTTATCAAAGACCTCAATGGACACTTGGCACTGCAACAGCAAATGTATCAGTAAAAATAGAAAACGGTTAATAAAAATTAGATAAGGGGTCGCAAGGCCCCTTTTTGAGGAATATAAATGTCAAAAATATTAAAAATTAGCCAAGGTGATTACATAGTTCAAGTACCTTCTGGTAAAAAAATTACGTTAGATACTGATTCGTTACATGTTACCGGTAATATCGTTGTTGAAGGCACTACTACTGAAATCCAAACGACGAATACTACTATTGCTGATAATATAATCGTTTTAAATAAAGGTGAAGTAGGTCCCGGAATTACAAAAGCTGCCGACCAATCTGGTTTTGAAATTGATCGTGGAACATCTAACGGATTACCTAGCGGATTAAAATTATCTGCAAGTTTAATATTTGACGAATCATTATCTGCATTTGTATTAAACACTACTTCTAACACAACTACTACCTTAACTAATTTATATGCAAATACTGCTAATTTAAATAAAGTCTCGAGTAACGACGTAGGCATTACTCTTAGTTTAACAAATGATAACACTACAGTAACTATAGAAACACCAAATTCAGCTACTGATTATCATAATCGTACCTTAGTTTCTAACAGCATTGTAACTAAACAATATCTTGAAAATTATGTTGAAGCAGACAGTGGTCGTGCTATTGTTAGTCAACTTTTGCAAACAGCAGGAACTGTTACTAATTCACAAGTTCTAGCAACTGCAGACGCAATTGAATTTTATGTTGGCGAAACAGACAGTGTTAAAAATTTAATTGGAAAAATACTAATCGATGGAATTTATATTGACCAAATACAAAGTATAACAGGTGATACTGTATTTTTTGTATCAAATATCGAAAGTGCATATAATTTAACACTTACCGGTAATGTGGATATTATAGGTGATGCTAACCGAGACATTACACTTACAACAGATGGCACTGGTGTTATTACTCTTACATCAGGAACTACAGGTACAATTAACAATGTAGATATTGGGTTAACTACTCCTGGTAACAGTAAATTTAATAACTTGCAAGTAACTACTTCAGCTACTCTTCCATCAGGTCCAACAACTGGTGCCGGTGGTCGTCCAACTAATGCTGCTGCAGGTAACATACGATATAACACAACTATTAAATCGTTTGAAGGATTTAACGGTACATTATGGGGTACTGTAGGCGGCGGTTTACAATCAAGTCCAGGAATTGAAACAAGCAATTATACTGCATTATCAAATAATTTAGTTAGAGCAAATTCAACAGCTGGTGGGTTTACAATTACACTACCAGATGCACCAAATGACGGCGATGTTGTTGGTATTATTGATGTTGCAAATACATTTGGTATTAGCGGTAAAGAAGTAACAGTTGTTCCGGGCGCAGTTGGCACAATTGAAGGTACTACTGATGTAGTTTTAGACTTAGAAGGTACATTTGTATCATTTGTGTATATTGCAGCAGTTACTAACTGGAAGTTAGAACAAACACCAACCGGACCAAGCAGCGGATCTGCAGGATTAACTATTTCAAATAGTCGAGTTGTTTCTCGAGTTACAACAGCAACTGCTACACCTACTGCATTGACATTTGACGGCGAAGTGCCAAGTGCAACTAATCAACTAATTTTACCAAACGACAGCACTTATACATTTTCAATTTTAGTAACCGCAAGACGGACAGATGCAGATAACGAGTCTGCAGGCTATAAATTTGAAGGAGTGATTGATCGTAATACTATTGCAGCAACAACTAATTTTGTCGGAGTACCGATTAAAACTGTGCTAGCAGAAGATTCGGCTTTGTGGGATTGTGTTATTTCAGAAGATACCGTTAACGGTGGATTACGAATTACAGTTACTGGCGAAGCAAATAAAACAATTAAATGGGTAGCAGTATGCAATACCGCAGAAGTTACTGGATAAAAATAAACCGTATATCAACAAGGAATTTTAAATGTCAAAAAATCTTTCAAACATTCTAAAAGGAGGAACTCTTCCAGTTATTCACGGAGGTACTGGCGTAACAGTATCAACTGGTACCGGAAGTGTTGTATTAAATACAAGTCCTTCATTAGTTACTCCTGACATAGGTATTGCGACTGCTACTTCAATTAATAAAGTAATGTTTACTCAACCAACCGGTAATGCGACGTTGACTATTGCAAATAATAAAGTATTAACTGTAAGCAACACTATATCATTTACTGGCACTGATTCAGCTGCAGTTGAAGTTAGTACCGGGGGAACAGTAACTTATACGAAAGATAAATTATCAGTATTTTCAACTACTACATCAGCTGAGTTAGCAGGTGTTATTTCAGACGAGACTGGTTATGTTGCTGGTGCAATATTAATGTTTAACGACAGTCCTACAATTAAAAACTCAATTGTTACTACGTCAACTAGTTTTGATTTACTCAATACTAACGCAACTACTGTAAACTTTGCAAGTGCTGCAGGAACTATTAGCATTGGTGCATCCGGTACTGGAACTACAACAATTAATCATAATTTACAAGTAGCTGGTGATATTTTCTTTAATGGTACTGCAAGTCAGTTAAGTGCATCAACTATTGAAGTAACTGACACATTAGTAATGTTGGCTAAAAATAACCCGGGTGATATTGTAGATGTTGGTTGGTATGCGTCTTATATTGCAACTGCAACAGGTGTAAAAACATATACCGGTTTAGTAAGAGATGCTAGTGAATCTGATAGATCGTGGAAATTGTTTAGCGGAACAATTACTGCACCGTCAACTACAATTGATTTTGGTAATGCAGTCTATGATAACTTAAAAATAGCTGCATTAACTGCAACCACTGGTAACTTTTCCGGACAAATAACATCAACTCTTGCACAAGGTACTGCACCATTTTCAGTTGTGTCAACTACCCCTGTTACTAATTTAAGCATTGGCGGAAATGCTGCAACTGTTACTACAAATGCAAATATGACAGGACCAATTACAGGTACCGGCAATGTTACATCTATTACAAGTCAAACCGGTACAGGTACTAAATTTGTAATGGATACTAGTCCAGTTCTAATTACACCTACTATTGGTGTTGCTACTGCTACATCAATAAACGGGTTAACACTTACTGCATCAACCGGTACATTAACTATTGCAACTGATAAAGTATTAACCGTAAGCAATACATTAACCTTTACTGGTACTGATACATCATCTGTAGCATTTGGCGCAGGTGGAACAGTAGCATACACAGGCGGCACAGGTACTAAATTATCATCATTTGCTGCAACAACTTCAGATGAATTAGCAAGTGTTATTTCAGATGAAACCGGTACAGGTAAATTAGTATTTGCAAATACTCCTACATTAATTACTCCAGCAATTGGTGCTGCAACTGGTACATCAGTAGTACTAACAAGTGATTCTACAATTAATGGATTAACAATCGGGTTAGGCGGAAGCAACGTTGCATCTAATACTGTTATTGGTTTTTCTGCATTTAGTGGTAATACAACAGGCACATCAAACATTGCGATTGGTATGCAATCGCTGTATGGATCAACAACTGCTAATGTAAACACATCAGTTGGTTCTCAATCAATGCAAAATGTGCAAGACGGTAGTGCAAACGTTGGGATAGGTGCTGGGACATTATATTCTAACACATCAGGTGCACAAAACACTGCAATTGGTGCATTTGCAGGGTACGGATCTAACGGAGTTAACGCAAACACTACTGGAACAAACAATGTATATGTAGGGTATAGTACTATAGG